CCCCACTTTCGTTTGGTAATGACGTAAAGACGATTAGAATTTTTAGTAGAGAAGATCTGACCCACATACCCTTTCTTCAAGGCAGTCGTGATAGAGTCGTAAACCTTAACGCGGGACTTAGACGCTTTAGTCTTAGCCCCACCCTTTTTCATCTTGGCTCTGCCTTCAGTAGAGCCTTGAGCCTTAGTCGCTCTTGTTTCTTTTATTACGCTTACGAGATCCATTTTTCTTTACAGGAGCTAAGTTCACGCCAATCATGCCAGTTGTGGTCATTTCTTCCATAACCTCTTTGGCCTCTCTCAGTAATGACTTTAAATTCTCAACCAAAGACTCTAACCTTTCTTTAAGAATTGTAGCCTCAGTGATAGGCTCAAACTCAGGCATGAGTTCTTGCTTCTTATCAGGATCGGAAGACTCGTTCAAAGCGCCGTTAAAGCCAACGATTTGATCAACAAACGCATCAGGGACAACGACCGCTTTAAGGCCGTCGTCAATGATCGGATCAGTTTTAGCAACGACCTCCTTCACGGGAGGAGTTTGCGACAAGATGCCTTCAGTAAGGGCTAAGAGATTCTTAGTGCTAGCACTCATCACTTATGTCCTCACTTATCTTCGTCGTCGTGCTTCTTGTCCTTCTTCTTCTTGTCCTTCTTGTCCTTCGAGGGGGAATCGCCTTCATCCTTATCGTCATCGGAGCCAACTTCGTATTCTTCGTCAAGCTCTTCTTCCGACTCTTCAAGGTACTCACCATCTTGCTCAAGGGCTTCGTTGATGGTGCCAAGGATGAAGTCAACACACTCTTGCATGTTCTGCTCCGAGATCGGCCCATCTAACTCCGACTCACAAAGCGGGCAAACGTGGCCTTCTTCACAAGCCTCTTCAACAACTTCAACCTCTTGGGACTCATTCAGGTCCTTCGACTCGGCCAGTTGGTTAGCGGCCAGGATCTGGCCAACAAATTCGTCGTCAACATTAATGTAGCGCATAATAAACTCCTGTATGTATATGTATCAAATTTACGTAAATAAAAGTAATAAAATTATCGATCGATCAGCTTAACATTCGGTCTCGTGGCTGATTCTACAATTGTCTTTGAATCCTCCGTCAACAAGCTGACTGGATTAAGATTATTCCTTTGAGCGTTCTTTATCTTTATACCATGTCTAAACCCATTCTTTAGACGATCTAGGAAGCCATCATGAAGGTCATACATTAACTCCCCGATTCTAGATAATGGCATCCTACTGAACACATCGAACCAAACGACAGACTCAGGATCATAGGTATCTTTAATGTAGTCTAAAACATCCTTAACGAGATAAGAAGCTCCGTAGGACGAGACTGGGGAAGAGCTTGTACCTAAGCTATCGTTTACATAAAAAGTGTTGTGGAATTTGCTAGGATCATACCTGTATCCGAAATTATGAACGCTCTCTTCCTCAAAGCTCCCAATCCTGGTTGATCCATCGTCCAAGTAAGTATTGTAGAAATCGAATCCGACACCCTCGTTAGAAGTTATACCCCTATTAAGGGAGGGTGTGAGCAGTATTTTCCTAGTCACTTTTTCCCCCAGGGATGACACTTTCGACCTACCATTGAATGGATTGAAGTTAGAGCCCTGACTAGGGACAATCACGAACCCAAACGGTATGTTCTTTACAAAATTGTCATCTCTCAATAAAGTTGGATTAGCCACAAAGTCTTTATTACTGATGTCAGATGCCTTGAGGGAGAAAGATGAAGTATCTAAAATGTATCGATAGAGAGGATCTCGATAATCAAGATAGACTTGGGGAACAGCTAGGGCATTATTGTTTAAATGTTTTTGAATGTCATCACTATCAGTCATTCTGAAGTATGTCGCTGAGTAATCTTCAACAGATGGTTTACTGAAAGCAACGGTCCCCGCAGAGCTTAACTCAATGCCAAAGTATAGAGGAGTTAAAGTGCTTGGACCAGCGTCTCCACTAACAAATTCATGTTCGTTCGTTAAGGAGTCAGCCGTAATTTCATACTGAAAGCCACTATCAACTAAATCTAGTAAACTAGAACGAACAGATACAGGGGCGTAGAAAGTAGAGCTAACAAGGCCATCAAGCACTACTGGCTTGCCTTCGCCGTCGATCAACTTAGACTGAATGTAGTAGCCGCCGCCATCCCCGATATTAAGTAGGTTAGTAGAGCCGACAGCAGGAGTGGTTGAGACATCAACAGGGTTAAGGTAAGTAATAGGAAACCCTTGATTAGGCACTGTGAGCTTACTTACAGTGCCGTCAGTTCTGTCAATTCTCAAACTTAATTTCAAATCTTCATTAAGGAATCTAAACCTTCCCATCTCGATTTGATTCTGAAAGGTGTCTTTGGGGAATCCCAAACCATACCTCTGCTCACGGAGGTATAGCAATGAGAATAATTCATTAGAGCTTTCACTTTCGGACTTTACGAAGGAGGTAAACTTACTGTTTTTCTGGGTGTTATAAGCATCCAGATAATAGTCTGTATTAATTTCATTTAAGGTCCCAGTAACTAAGTGCTTCCTTATGACATTCGCAAAAGTTGATATGCCAATTTGCTTACCAGTGGCGTCTCTAAGATTATTAAAAGCTTCAAGTAAATTTACATTCAAGCTGAATATAATCTTATCATCTGTTAAATTCTGAATGGACTTCTCATCCCAACTTTTTGTTTTACCTTCTTGGTAGAAGAAAATATCATATACTTCCTCAGCAACAAACTCCCTGAATACATTCAAATAAGAACCATTTGGCACAGCCTTAATATTTCGATTTGGAGTTAGCTTGAAAAAGTTTTTCTGAGGATCGTATATTGGATTTGAAATTGTAGTAGCATTTGGATCAATAATGTTGGATATTGCTTGATTGACTACTATCTCTTCACCGTTGGTTGATACTTGATTCTGTGCAATGGAGTTCGCTTGACCTAACGTGGTATTTACATAACCTTGATTCGGATCCTCTACCTGAGGAATTAAAGGAAGTCTCCCGATCGGAATACCCCCTCCTGGATCAACGTTCGGAGGCTCTGGGGCCTGCCCTATAGACGGCAATCGACCAACAGGAATTTGAACTCCAGGGTCAAAGTTTGGAGGATTTGTAGCCTGCCCCAATGAAGGCAACCTACCAGTCGGTATCCCACCTCCTCCAGGATCAACGTTTGGAGGATTTGGAGCCCGCCCTAATGAGGGCAATCGACCTAAAGGAATAGAAGTTCCACCGCCACCACCACCGCCAATACCACCACCACCAGGACGATTACCTCCTCCAGTCGGATCACCTTCACCACCTTCGGGGTCAGGATCTCCTTCACTAGTCACTGTAGGGTCACCACCGCCTGGGCTACCGCTTCCTCCTCCGCCACCACCGGGCTCTTCACCCGGCTCAAAAGGAACCTCAGCAGCACTGGGATCAAATGGAACTAGTACAACAGGGGTTGAGCCCCCTTGACCACCGCCGACAGGATTCTGAAACCCAGGCTTAATGCCCAGCCTACAACCGTCGCTGATTATAAGCCCATTAACAGTAGTCATTAGCTTAAGTTGATAACAGAGTCTCCAAACCTATTAGAGAGGTTATTGCCGCTGTGAGTTTTATTGTAGAAGGAATCATCGAATCCAACGACCTCAAAGGAGACAGAGGGATAGAGAATTGGTGTAATGCCGCTGTAAAATTTAGCTTGAGTCTTAGGCCCAGTCTCACCCTGTATTGATCTATTAAAAGTTTTTAGGAAAGTCTCCGAGCGATTTCCACCATCATTGGTACCACCGCCGTATCCGATGATTTTATCATCCTGTAACACACTATCAAAGAATGTGAATGGTGATGGACCTGAGTTAGGATCAGCTAAGGGAGCTTTACCAGCATCGAATTGAGGGAGCATAAACCCGGTGAAGTTTCTGGCGTTGTTTCTATCCTTCCAAGGCTTTCCAGTATTGTCTTGCTGCATGATATTCATATCGCTGTGGACATTAGGCCCATTATCCTGTAGATGTCTGCCTGTGAAAGCATCACAAGCCCACCCAACATTAATAATAAAGTAGTTAGGGTGCTTCACAACCCAAATACCCGTAGGTTGAGCCGAGCGCGCTTGACTGTTTCCTTTATTTTGAATTGACATGCAAGAGAGTGGAATACAATTTAATAGGTTTACATTTACGTGATAATTAGAGAAGGGGTTATTAGTAATTTTAATCAGTTTAGAAACGTAATAAATCTCATTCATTTTGTTTCTAACGACTTTTTCCTTCTCATAATTCCCGATTTGCATGTCCTGAACTGGGTATTGTTTACCCACACCCATACTACCTAAGTTACCATTGTAATCATCGTCAGATCTGCTACCAGTAATCGAGTTAACAGCTTCTTTATTCCAAGGAGGAAGTCGGAAAGCATCAGGGTTACCGTGTCGAGCCATCAATGTTGATCCAACATTAACATAGTCTAACGCCCGCTCACCAGTAAACTGCCCAGGGTTTCTTTGATACCACATAGCCTTATCCCACATAGGGGAGAAGTCAACAGAGTCAGTAGGGTACCCAAACTCTGTCGTGACTGAAGTCTTCAACTCATTTAAAGTGAGGCCATCAACCGTTCTCTGACGAGTTAAAGCGCCCTCAGGACCGTAGTTCATACCCCCTGCAACAATACCAGTTGCTAGAACTCTACTGCCAGCGGCTGTCTGTGGAGGTGTGTTTGGATCTGGTGGAGGTGAGGGAGGAACGGCATTACCGATTCTATTTCTCAAGTCCGTGTAAATCTCTGCTCTAACTTTCTCTAAGTGAGCTTCGGACACAACAGGGTTTGCAATCGAAACTTGTGGAGTGGCAGCAGCAATACCCGCTCTCTCATTGTAAGCTAATTCAGTCGTTCTAAAGAAAGGTCGAATGTCTATAACATCGTCACTGATTAGAGTGTCGGCTTGAACAGTTAAAGAGCCTTTTCGAACTCTGATGTAGGCAATAGGAAGAATTGTCTGACCAATTAAAGGCAATGCTGTGCTTTCTAAGTTCTCGGAAAGAACAGGAGCCAAGTTCATTAAATCATCTGGCGACGGGAAGGAGCCTCTGATAACCCCACCCGCAGAAGTACTAAATCCTGTGGTTGTACCGCCCTCATCCCCAGGATTGGCGAGCATTATCGGCGTGCCGTCTAAAGTTTGAAGACTAACTCTGTCGTTAGCATTGGAGTTATCGAGAGCAGTCTGTCTACTAAGGCCAACCCCGGCTCCTTTAAGAATACCTAGGGTGGGTGCTGTTAAGGTTTCAGGACCTCCAAGACTATTAAACTTTGGAATAGTGGTGCCATTCTCATCAATGGCCTTAGAGTATATAAAGACTAAATCAATTCTCTGATTAGAATCGAGTGCTTGCACCGCCCCTTGCTCATCAGTATAAGAAAAGTCAGTTGCATCAAACTCGGGAACTTCAATAGTAAGTTCCTCGGAAACGTCTACGATTGACGTTCTGATTGCCCCTCTCCATCTCTTGATGAAGTCAGACTCAAGCCTACCCTGCTGCACTCCAGCATCAGCGCCATCACCAAAAACATTCCTAAGGAGGGTTAAGTTTCTAACAGTTTCATTTGTGGTGTTCTTATATAAAGCCCCAATAAAATTAGGGTAAAGAGGTTCATCATCCGAATTGGTAGCACCGTCACCATAGCCTAAGACAGACGTTACATTGAGTTTGTCATTAGTCCCAACACTAATGCCATCCTCGTTATCAATGGCGAATACAAACGCACGTTCAGCCAGACCATTAAAGTTGTAAGCGGTTCCAGCAGTGCCTTTAGCAAACTCATTCAAAACGCCAGAGACATAACTGTTATTAGCTGTCCCTGTTTGGAAAGTGTTGACACTCTCACCGTCATCACCAGTTGTGGTGTTTGTGAGTCCAAAAACCTGTTCAACCACTTGAAGAGGTGTTAGATCGAAGGCATTGTTGATACGACTTGTGTATCTGCCGGGTTTGACACGAACAACTCGATCGTTACCAAGCACGAATGGTTTTAACTCAGAAAATCCAGATCTACCAATTTCAATAGTTTGATTATTCTCACCCCTTGTAAGTAAGCCATCAACTTGATCTTTTAAGAAATTAGTATTCTCTTCAAGTTGTTTAATTGGTATATTATCAACCTCATAGTAGTATGGGTCGTTGGACTTGAAATGACGAACAGGCTTTATGTATGAAAAATCTGTATCGTAATAAGTTACTTCATTAGTCATTAGTTATCCTTCTTAAGATCAAAGTTGTTTATAGATAATAGTCCCGTGCCACCAGCTAACCCTGTTTGGTTGGTGTCTCCTCCGAACGTGTTCATTGGGTAGAATACCTCAACACGTTTACCTAGTAATGATTTATCCACTGAGTTATGTTTAGCATTAGCAAACATATTAGCAGCCGAATCATCTAATACAGCCAGGATGGTATTAGGGTTTGAGATCACCTGTGAAGGGTAGTAGTACCCTGATGCTTCATATATATTATTATTGCCTCTCTTCAGCAAGGAAGTATAGTTTGCGCTGGCTCCGTAATCAGAGTTATCCTGAGCAAATAAGTTTCCTGAGAAACTATACCCCTGCGAGAATAACTGAGGAATAATACCCTTCCAAGCGTTATTATTATTCACATCCACAGCACTAAGGAAATTAGCCGCAGGATCAATGGAGAAGTATAACCTAAAGGGTCCAACGTTTTGAATAGAAGATTTGCCTAGATTAACGTCCCCAGGAAGCTGTTGGTTTACTCCGTAGTAATCTAGGATGGATAATGAACTAGTATCAGGAGTTGTAACAGGAGCACCTGATAAAGCGCCCCATGTCCCCGAAGGCCCGTGATACGGAGCTTGAACAGGGTGGACACCCGACACTGAGACATAAGAAGCCTTCAGGAGCGATGTATCAGCCACATTCCAGATGTGAAGTCTACTACAGAAAGCCCCCGGCAGAGGGGAAGCACCATTAAAGTCATAAGCGACTGAGGAAGAATTAGCCCACCCACAAGGGAAGTGAACATTTTGCACATCAATCAAGCTATCCCCCACGGCTCTTACCGACATGCCTCCAGTTGTCACGGCTGAAGCGGTCCCCGCTAACGTGGATCGAGCAACTAAGTATCTGTAAAGAGTCTCAGGAGATCCTGAATCCGCCCTGAATTTGTAACGATCAGCACTGTTCGCCGCAGCTAAGGTTACTGCATTCGGAACATCAGAGTCGTCCGTGTTGCCATTGGGGTAGAGTTGAATCCACCCATTGCTGACAGAGTTTAAGTAATTATCAGCTAAAACATAATCATAGGCACCCGCTCTCCCGCTAACATCAGGACTGGCATCATAATGATTTTTATAGTTACCGAGATCTTGCATTTTAATAGTTGATTTTTCATTAGCAACTAAGCAAGTTCGAGTAGAATGTAACTCCACCATCGTATGGTTGTCTGGATCCCCCTCTAAGTTGAAGGAGGACGCTAGCAGTTGACCATCTGAATCTCTAGTAGGGCCGAAATCAATGGTGGAATTTCTCTCTGCTAAAGCGTCAATCCCCACTTGAGCTATAACAGTTGGCCCTTGAAAAAGAACTTTAGAATTATCACCTGCAAACACCGCAGCTTGTTTGATTTGAGAAACTCTTGAACCAGGGCCTAATAAGACATTAGCATAGTTCTTAGATCCCCTACATGTAATTGTAGAGTTATCTGAGGATTTAAGCATTGCTCCATAAGTAGGATTAAAACTTACCGTAGTGTCTAAGTCCGTCCTATCAACGTGAGTATGGACAAGGTCTAAGTGGGAGTTATTACAAGCTTCGATAGCGGGTAATAGAGTTTTCTGAACATTATCATCTTCGCTAAATCCAGATTCGCCCACACCAAAATTACCCGACACATAAACCATCTGATACAACGAAGGCATTGAGCTAGTGTATAGCGGACCCATTTTAGAGTTTGAACTGCGGATAGCTTGGCCATTCTTAACACATGCAACTTGAGACATGTGAAGGTTGTTCGGATTCACAGCATTATTATGGTAGAAACCGGGCCACAAACCATAATTATAAACCATCTTTGAGTCTTCCAAGTTAATACCCGTTGATTGGTTAAAGTTTGAGGTTAATTGATCCACCACTACGTTTGAGTTCTTAGAGTCCAGGCCCATGTAGTTTCCATTAGTTATAAGCCTGCCTCGATACTCAAGATCTGAATCCTTAATCCTAATACCAGCTTCAGTGTTAAGCTCACAGAATAACTGAGTAGCGTTATACCAAGTATTAGTTCCTAGGAGATTCGTATTAGCCGTGTCCCCAGGCATGGCTTGCTCGCCCAATCCACCAGTTATCGTAGAATTGATCGAGTGAATACCAATATCATTCCTAGAAAGACAGTAGAGCGCATTCATGGAAGGGACTGGTATGCCTGAGGGACCCGTGAATGCTGCCCAAGTGCTATAGTAAGATTGACTTGAAGCAGACGAGTCTTGCTCTATATCTCTGTTATAAGTGGACCTGAAGTTAATGGTTGATTCAGAAGCATATATGCCAGCCCCATAATGAGATTGAGGCTTGTAAACACTACGTTTCTCTAGGAAAGGTATCCCCTGCCTAGTAGTCCCATCCAGCTTGTAATTCCTGTAGGCGACAAAGCCTCTCAACAAATCAACTTGAGAGTTTGAAGCGTACAAGCCAGCCTTGTTTGCTCGGGATACAGAACACCTCTCTAGATTAACTTTGGAGTTCTGAATCTCAATACCATTGTCGTAAGCGTGATTGCAATCTACGTTGAAATTTCTTATATAGATAGGCCCATCACAATTATGAACCTTGATTGAGTGTAAGCTGTTGAAGTACACAAAAGGAACGTGACCCTTCTCGTCTCTAGCGGTGCCTCCTTTAATTTCAGTCGGAGGATTTGTTAAAGGACTAAATGTGCTAACATCATAAGTGTCCATTTCAGTTGTCCTAGTTTTATCAAAAGGGTTAAACTGAATGGCTGAGGCTGTAGCCGCTGCTCCCACAAACTTAAAGGGTGACAACGTGCTGGATAGAGCAGCCGTCATACGGTTACCAAAGAATCCGTTAGCAGAATCCAGAGGTTCATTATGCTTCACAAAGACGTAAGGATTTTTAAACCTAACATCTTTAAATGGGTAGGTTGACGACGCAACCGGAATTTCCGCACCATTAGCGTTCTTAGTTAAAAGTTTAGCGTAGGCAACATCGTTAAACGCAACAGGCAGTTGAGCACTGGCCGTAAGTATGGAATTGAAAATATAATTAGAGCCGATAGATGAGGCTAAACTGTAGTCCGTGTATGCTGCATCATACCTTGCTGTGTCCAAGGCAGAGGTCGATCCTCCAATTGTAATTGGGCTTCCAAATGAAGCGAGTCTGTTTATAATCTCTAAGGACCCCTCAGGACCAAAAGATTTGTTAGATATAGTTAAATGACCTAGCTCCCCAAAACTAGCCACCTCAACTAATATCGGGTAGTTGATAAACTCGGGGAGTGAATCGATACACGAACTCAGAGAATTAAAGTATAAAGGATTACATGAAGACTGTGCCTCAGCAGATACTATGAAGGACATACCTGTGATAGCAGATGTTGGATGTCCAAACTTCTCCCAGAGTAAAGTGGTTCTCTCCTCTAAATCGTGTAGCGGGAGATTGTCCTGCTCAAAGTTATAAAATGAGCTAGCGTCATACTTGGTAACCTTGTCAGTCCAACAGGCATAAAGGTTATTAGCTCCACCTTCTACGTATACGTCACTTGGGTTTAACATGTTATCCGAATGATATTGTCCATCTGAACACTAGAGCAAAATCCGATGTTTTTCTAATGTTACTAAAGTATCTATAGGCTGCGAGAATAGAGGTCTCTATATTATCAGCCTTTGGATTTTTAATGAATAATCCAATTTCATTGAGAGAAGCTTCAGAGACTCCCGGCCTGGATAGGTTGTTACACGAGTCTTCATCTATAAAGATAGTATACCTAACTGTCCTATCATCCACCTTAGTAACCTTACTAAAGGGAATCTTCGCATATATCTGGGGAGTTGTAACAACAGCATTGTCCTCCCAACGATATCCAGATACGACGTTTAGGTTGCTATCGGAGTTTTGACCAAGGTATTCTGTGGTTGAGGATAACGCCCCTGACAAGTCACTAGTAGTGCTGACTTGAAGCCCTTGGTAGCCACTAACACCAAGCTTTATACGGTCAATCTGATAATCTGTTATCGTATTCGATCCGACCTTTCCGTAAAGGTGAGCTAACGACCACCCAAAGCCAGAAACGATTACGTTGTCCTGATCGTAAACAAGCTCCTCCTCACCATCAACAACCTTATGAATCGTTAAATGACCCTTCACACCTAATTGATTTACTAGTGATTTATACATCTTACTTAAAGCTAAACATTAAATTTATTTTAGGACCACCTGCTCCAGCGAATGCCTCAGTGCCTGGGGCGGATTCGTGCTCATTTTCTGTTAAAATTCTAAATCCTGAAAATTTGGGAAGGCCAAGAAGTCCCTGAGGGTAATCTCGGTGATATAAGGCGTTGACTATTGAAGTAAACTTAGCAACAAGCTTATATTTTCTAATATTATTTAGTGCATTCCAATCGTAAGGAGGTAATAAGCCAGATGTGAGCATGTCCTTCATGTCAAGACAATAGACACCTAAATGCTCAACCCCTCCGAATGCAGCAAGAGACCCAGCGTCACCACCACTAACAATTAGCGATAACTGTAAGGCAGCTTTAGCTATGGAGTTATTGTCGGAGGTTCCCGAAACTAATACCGCGCCTTCCCTAGATGCTTTACCCAGGAAGGATGCGGCGGACGCAGCGTTAGGATTAAGAGTGAGATATCCATTCTTATCCATCACTGCATTTTTGTTAAAATTACCAACTAGATTCTCAGAAAATGAAGAGGCATTCCCGTTGTAGAATACATACTCGTAGGTGGTGGACGGCGCAAAGCCTCCAACCTTATTCCATACAGAGCTAAACAAGGGGTCAATAGCAGCATTAGGATAATGTCCTAAATCTGGCAATGCGCTTGCGTGCTGGTGGTCTGATAGATTAGAACTCTTCGTGGACCCCCTCTCTAAACGAGTATCTGTAATAGCCGGATAGTTCGGCATCGAGTCGTAGGTTCCTGAGTAGTTATAATACGTGCTTGAGAAATAGTAAGAACTAGCCCCACCAGCTAAGGATCCTCCGTAATTCACAATTCCTAACCTACCCTCATCATAGGAACTAGCTCCTAGCGTAGAAGATACGGTTTCTACGGAAGAGAGAACTCTATGGGCATGGAAACCATTAAAACCTGCCGCATCTTTACCAAGGGTAACAGCCTGGAAAGTATAGTTAGATGCGTCCAGGATTGAGCTAGCGGTAGGTAGCGACCCTATCGCTGGGTTAACTGTCATAACATCAGTTAATATTTCTCCGAATCCCTGAGTAAACATTATTGAACCTGCTCTATTTCAAACGTGCTAAACGCACCGCTACCAAATATTCGAGACGTAGTAATCATGCCTCCAGCGTATCGGTAGTCAATCCTTGAACCACCTTCTGCTTCCATTATAGTCGCAGTCTTAGTCTTGTCTCTGCTGGCGTACGCGGTCGCTGCGTTTTTGCCTGCGATATTGTTAAAGTGTTTGAATATATCAAATATATCTCCTTTAGATAATTCAAACTTAGGATCAGAGTCAGTCCCTGCTACAAAAATTTCAGATAGACTTTTCAAAGTAAGATCTTGAATCTCTACCTTATCAATAAGCATAAACTCTGAACTCTGAGCCCCTGGAGTCATAAATACTTCAACCACATAATTTTGATTTAATCTATGAAGCTGATCGTACTCTCCTTGGTAATCTTTAGGTAATCTAATATTTCGGTTAACTGTATTAAAAGTTAAGCTGAAGGTGTCCAAATCCTCAGCACCCAAACCAACAACCGGGGAAGTTCTATTAGAAGTTATCTGATCTAGACATTCATACTCCGTAGTTGAGTTTGTAGATTGAGGATCATTAGATCTTAACTCCGTAAGTTTACGGTGAGAATATTTCCTAATAAGGTCCTGGCGACTAATAAGTTGATCGTGTTGAACCCATCTGCCATCCGGCATAAAAGTCCACATCTTATCCTGCTCAGGCTTCGTGTGTAACCACACATGAATACTCCTACCTCCAAGAGTAGTCCCTGAATCTCTCGATATAATCGCACTCAGATCTAAACTAAACTCGTGATCCGGCGATAAGAAGTTATTAGCAATTGGGTAATTACTAGGGACGGCATACTTGGAAACATCAAACCTAAGTCTTGTAGTTGCCTCATTTCCAGACCTCATCAGCAGAAGAGTCTTATCAAACAGGAACGGATCCTCAAAAGAAGCCCTGTCAGATCCTGGAACTCTAATGACGGAGAATGAGCCATCTACCTTAGCTCCAGACGTTAGAACTAACTCCACTCCGTCTATGAGACCAGAACAGACCCTCTCGGGAGTCCCCACGTACATGTCGCCGCTAGCGGACGCTGCAAAGGAACCATTCCCTGTGAAAGGAGGTAGATTAGATGTTAATCTTCTTGGGTTAGCAAATGATGTAGAAACCTCATCTTCTGAAATACCTAACTCCTCAAAGTCATGATTATACAAGAGGGGTCCGAACGTGTGAGAAAATAAGTTTGGGCCATCAAGATCTTGAACATCACGACTTAACCTGTGCCATCTAAAGTTATCCTGGTAAATGTGGTGAAGCTTATGAATATCTCTACCAAACTCAAAGTTGTAGAAGTCCTGAGTGTTTCTTGGGAATGTGTAGCCTGCGCTCGCTTCATTTGTCGCACTATTAGCGTAAGATAGCGTGACGCCACTAGTCCAAGAGTTTATCTTATCCTGAACTGCGGATACAGAGCTTGCAGGACTCCCAGCAGCGATTAAGGATTCTTTATCATTTTTTAAAGCGTTAACGCCAACTTTAAGATCTGCTCGAATATATTTTGAACCCTCACCAATCCTATGCATGGCAGCATATATCCCTGGCAGTTGGCCACGGTCTGTTGATCGGTCAGTATTTGTTTGAAAGCTTAAGGCTTGACCCCTAGTATTCTGAGTCGAACTTACAGCATACTCGTAGTAAGAATTATTAGAATTTAGACCCTCGCACTTATTCCATATTGGGGGTAAGTTAATATGACTACTAACTGGAACATATGTCATTGAACTCGGAATCAAGCCTAACGGAATACCACTGAGGCTGGATACCATATCGAAACCTACTGGCATATTAAAACCAGTGCGATCGTAATACCCATTGAATGGCATTACTTTTTCATAGGATCTTCTTCTAGACGTATTACGAGGGACTGGGCCAGTAACTGAGATATTAACCATCTCAGGAGACACTAGAGTTCTTGTGGCCGATCTACCTATCACACTACCACCAGTGTTAACGCCCCTTTTATAACTGTTTAAGAAAATGCCGGAGGTCAACAAGTTCGTACCTGCTCCGGCCTTTATTTCCTCACGATCAAAATACACATAAGGGATTGAGCTTGCCTCAAAATCAAACGTGTCAGGAGCAGCCGAAATCTCTAAAGAAATAAGAGGGATGGAGTGAGCAGGCGCGGTTTTACCAACAGCTTTAGTTACGAATGCTACCGCATCCCCACTGTCAGCTTCATCTAAGTTTTTCTTTGTAAAGTCATAATCAGATGCTTGAAGGACTAATTTGAAGTGGGATGATTTACCAGACCACAAAGAAGCATACTCAAATTTTTGATCATTAATATTTCTGATAAACTTATCAAGATTCGGAGGTTGGTTATATCCCGATGTAAATATTAACCACGAACCTAATTTAGGCTCATCATCCTTATCTAAAGCGTTTGTGGTTATGTAGGAACTAACGTCAAGACAAAAGTCATTGTTGACGCCGAAGCAAGCCAACCTATCTGACAAGAAGGTAACCATATCAGCGTCTAACTCAGTGTTAACATAATAAGGATACTCTTCAAAGGGAGGAATTTCAAAGTCCCTACCTCTATAGTTAAATGTAAGATCAAACTCTTTATCCCAAATATCTCTCTGGAATCTGTCTGGGAATTGTTCTACAATCTCATAAATGATCTGATCAACCGCTAACCTAATATTCTCATCCATACTCTTTGAAGAGTATGTGTAAACCTTCATACTGTTAGCTTGATCAGGAGTCCAAGTGTCGAAGCTTTTAAACTTCGAAGACTCCGTAGCTAAAGCGTAATAAATCAAATAAGGAACGTAGGATTCCCAAAGTTCAGTTAACTTACTCTCAATAGGGAAAACGTTTTTCGGAAAGATAGTATTTACTGTGTTCTGAACAGACCTTTTAGTGCCCATCGTTTTGTAAATACTGACAGCATTTCGAAGTTGAAGCCTCCACTTCTCGGCATCACTTCCAAACAAATCCCACCCAATCAATTGAGCAACTAAGGGTAAGTAGTCATCTGGGCAATCGTCCAAATCGTAGAGCGAGGCTATCTGTTCGGTATCATTATCCTTATCATATGCGAAGAAGGACAAAGCTCTAATTAATCTAGCAAAAGGACCGTCCTCTATCTTTGAAGAAGATTTTAGATTACTATCTATAAACGTCTTGAATTTATCTCTGACTCTGAAATCTGAATTATCAGCATATAATGGAGAGTATATAACGTCATTCCAAGTTTTTAGCTTTTCAAGTTGCTGAGTTCCACTCAAGTCAGATCTGGTCGAGCTAGCGAAGAGTTCTGAGGGGTAGTAAGCACTTGAAGCATTTTTCCAAAGGTGTTCTGATAAGGCGTTAATACCATCATTTGTCCTTACCGGACTACCCACATACAAGCTGCTGACTAGTAAATCTCGTACCGTCGAGGACGGATCAAAATGCGGCCCGCTTGTATTCAAAAAATACATCCAAGACATGTTGGATATAAGGTAGTTGTGAATTGAAGACCCGTTGCCTAACGTGGATAAAAGAGACGTATCGGGATTATTTAACCTCGTAGCGGGCAGCAAAGTGTTATCAACATAACTTGCAAAGTCTTTCTCCTCGGAAAAGTCTTTGAAGTCCTTACCTAAAACACTTAAGACTTTTTGCTCAAACTGTTGAGGGGTAATGTTAGTTAGATTGTTCTGTTTTACAAAATAAAGGGAAGCCCCACTCACATTCTGAATATCCTGCGATATTGAACCGTTGATTGCGCTTACATTAAAAAGAGTTCCAAAATTGTTAGCGACATCGATATGTGAGTTTATAATTGTATCAATGGGGTCCGCAGCTTTTGGCGTTCCAGATACGTCATCCTCGTATAAGTAACCAGGAATGATATACTTTAAAGCTTCAAAGTAATTTCTTTTGAAGAAGTTCTTATTCCTTAAGTAAGTCTTACCCGACATTAGATGTACTCTACTTTAATAGCCAAGTTATTCAGTTGAATAATTTCATTAAAGCCTACTGAAATCGGCTTGTCTACATTACTCACTTCTGCAAATCTAATTTCTTGCTGATCATCTAGCAGAACTCTAATTAAATCTTGAGGAGAGAACGGCTCTGCAAAGTCGGTGTTATCAATATTCATGTAATTCACTATTGAAGCCCTTGCGGCCTGGAGAATATTGGATTCCCTTCTTCTAAACTCCTCATCAAGGGTTATTGTAACGACCAAGTCCAAGGTTCTAACTAGACCATCAACGACAACAACCTCGTCTGTAATCATTTTCTTGGACTGCACTGCCTCAAGTAATTGACGTTTATACTCCTGAGTTGCCCTTCTAAGCTGAGAATCGGACGCTCTCTCAAGAATGAACAAATCGATAATATTAGCAGAGGAGTATGCTCTCCTGACAGAAGCAGTAGCTTTGCCTGTGGACCCGTAGTTCGAAGCAAAAGTATTTGCAAATGCCTTAAAATCCTGTAGGGTGACTAGCCTATCTTGAGTTCTAAAAAAGAGGGGGGCATATCTTTTAGCTTGGCTAATACTCTCAGCGTCACGACCCCCGGTACCCATGCTAGAGTTCTCTACGGTTATTTGAACATCTGCATTCCTGACTGAGCCGCCTACCTCTCCTTCAGAGTCCCCAGTAAGTTGAGCGTTGATCGCTCCTTTATCTATATTACCTCTCGTACCTCCACCAACACGATAGGTGACAACATATCGATCTCCTAAAGCCGGAGACTTACCAATTGTATCGTCCCCGAAAAGGATGGAGGCTCTGAACTGCTCATCAGTCGTTATTTGGAAGATCTTGTCTGCGTTTCCTGAGGCAAAGTAGATATTCTCCTCTTCTTTGTAAACTCCTGCGGTAGATGAATCTCCAGTCACATAAACCTGAGCACTTTTTTCAACATAAGGAGCCTGTGCTAAGGATATGGTCTTCACATCTTCAGGTGAATTAAATATACCCTCCTCGGATACAAGAGCGCCCTCAAGAAGAACGGCATCCGTAATAGTTACCGTACCACCATCAACAGTCGTAGCAAACTCTAAACTTTGAGTCGAGTCAGTCAGATCCACCGTTCCGTTAGAATTTACTTTATATATGGTATAGCTTAAAGTTGCCCCATCCTGGGGTGAAGTGATTGTAATAACTCTATTTGCAGGCGAAAGTGTCAGTGAACTTGGGGACGGAACAGAGGCATTAGGTGTAAAGGTCAACGTAGCATTCGCTGCCGCCGAAATAGGGCCTTTCATGCGAACTCCAATTAACTCTAGAAGTCTCTTTACACTATCCCTACTTTTAGCAGTCCCTATGTAATTCTCATTGACTAGGTAATCTGCTTTGTTAGACTGGATATGTCCAACTGCTGCCATCAACTCAATTAGTAATACGCCAAAGTCAGAGCTTTCAAAGTTGTTGTAATCCAAAGGGAAGGTGGACCTTACATACTTTAAAAGATTTGATCTTAAGGTCTCAAAGTCCGCAGAGCTATGATCTATAAGTTTTTGCTTGTTATCAAGCTTAGAAGGTATTAACTTTAAAAAGTCTGACTCAACTGTCCCTGAAAAAGAAACCATTATATTCTAACTCCAATATTGAAAGCCGTAGAGGTCGCATCCTTTACAGCGCAGAATAGATTGACCTTTAACTGGCCTCCCCGTGTCTCGAAGACCTGAATCTTGTTCATTGCGACTGTACGTAAGTATCTACGTATAGCGATAACAACCTCTTCTTTTATCAGAGAAAAAGTAGTCTCATCCAAAGGCTCCATTAAGAACTTCCTTAAGTTACAACCATAATCAGGTCGCATGAACCTCTCACCCCTTTCGGTCCTGATCAAAGAATTTAGATTTGATTTAACTAACTTCAAATCCGAAGACTTACTAAAATAACCATTTTTAGGAGAGGTATCTATGGGGTAGTTTAATCCAGTTAACTTAGGAGATTTCAGAACTGTAGAGTCCAGGACTTTCTTAGGTGCTACTTGCCCATACTGATTTACTGTTAAGGAGGTTGTCATTTTAATTAGTTCCCTATCAACTCAGGTCAATATTCTTAAAGAATTTTTGAGTTGCATTATAGTTATTTAGGATCTCACCATCGCTAAGAGGTCTTGAGTAAAATCTAGTGCAGCCAATGTAGCCACGAAGGCCACTTATCTGACCTCCAAACCTGCCCCCCATGAAGTTGCCATCAGGTGCTCCACCAGTTCGACCACCATCGATACCATCAGTGTATCCACCGCCTAATACCCAAGGCGTAAAGTAACTATCAAGGCTCGGCCCGCCCGAATACTCAAATGAATTGTTTTGCTTTATGGAAGGGGCCTTGTATGTTTCTCTGAGTCTCTCAGTTCCGAAGGTATCCTGATAACTTGATGTAGCTAGGTTGACACCGTCTAAATATACGCTAACCTTATTTTCCTGAGGATCAATTGAGACCGACAGTTGTGAGAATTCATTATTACAACTAGATAGTGTTTTTCCGTTAAACTTCTCGAAGACTGGGACAGTCATACCATACCAGGAGCTTCTGTTGCAGTTATCCCGTTTTGCTATGAAGCCTGCGGATGAAGAATCATAAGATTGAGTTGGGGCTAGGACAAGCTGAAGTCCTGCTATACCGTTCTGATCGGCTTCATTGCTAGCATCTAAGCCAGATGTAAACCTTCTGTCACGAGTAAATCCTAAGATTGCGCCTCGTACAATCCCGGTACCACCATCAAATGACATGTTGCTAATATCGGGCTGAGGTTGTTTAGATTCGGATATACCTACGTTCTCATTAGCTAAAATAAGTCGGTACAAGCCGGAGGCGTTATTACTCGTATACCCCTCAGTAACATCTCTCAAATTAGGAGTGTGTATCCAAGTTTCAAAGGTTGCACCTTTAGGTTTATACAAGAAGTCTTGGAAATCAGACTTCTCAGGAAGTTTAATGTAACTTCCATTATGGGCAAAATTCAAGTTTGAATCAGGGTAAGCTACGCCACTCAGGAAGGGTATACCTAAACCTTTGTCAAAAATACTTGAGGAATCTCCCACCATTTGAGAGTTGTATGCCCGTCCAAGCTTACTACTGTTTCTCACACCGAAGTTAACACCAGACGGAACATCAGTCTCAACTGTTAAGTAATTATAGAGTGCAAAAAGACCTTCTTCTGCAATTCTAGTGTTAATCTGGACACTGGGCGCTGAGGAGGCCGCTGCATCATCAATTGTTTCACCCCTAGCAACATTCGACAACAGAATGTGATCAAGGAATACAGCATCAGTAGAGTTTATCTTTTCAGTAAACTTGATTTCCAAGGGTAATACAACGCCTGTTACATCAGCCTGATCAAGGACAATATTTCTTTGCCCTTCAATATCTAATAAGAAATTAGATCCAGCTAAGTAGGAGAAATCATTTACTGGGATCTCCCCGACCTTGTATAATGGTCCTTTTCCGAGAAGAGCCGGAACCTTTACCGCTAATTCAATCTGCTTTTTGCGCTTGTTGATTTTGTCTTGAAAATGAGAAGCCTCAGAAATCATGACTTGCCTCATGTTATCAACTACCGCAATAGAGGACCCACTATCAATAAGGTCTTGAATGTCAGAAGACACATCAAAGATCTTCCTATCCTTCTGACCTTCGAGTGTTAAAAGAAGTTCGTCTTGCTCGTAGAATTTGGAAATCGAGGGGGAATTGTCCTGAATGTTAGGATCTAATATGCTGTTAAAGTAATACCTAAGATCATTGGAAGTAGTTGGAACTCCTCGACCGCCAAGGCTTGGATCAAATTCTAACTTCCAAAGGTCCCCATTAGCAAATCCACCAGCTTCAAATCTAACTTCTTCATCCCTTTCAGCGAGTTCAAGAAGTGCAGGCTCAATGCCGCTTGCTTGAGAGTCGTAGTATAAACCATCAACAGACAGTACAAACTTGCCCGCACGAGACTTCGGAGGACCAGACTCTAACCTAAACACCGATTCGATGACTTCCTCTTCCTCTGTCGGCTCTAAGGAAGGATCAGCAGAACGAGCATCAAGGGTAGCGTCAATGTTAGCTATACCTTCATCGAAAGCATCTCTTACTTCCGTGGCTGTATCTGCCTGTTGTATTAGTATTCCAAAGTTCTGAGAGATGTACTCATCGAATCCAGCAGGGTCAAGGTTCGCAAACTCTTCTCTCCTTGCCGATGCCCCTGCATTGCTATTATCTAAGAAATCTTTAAATTTCTGGAGGCACCCTTCAATCTCCCTGTACCTTCTTTCAATCTCTGAGGCTAGACCTGCAAGACCTTGAGCAAATCCAATGAAAGCCCCAAGTGCTCCAGTAATGCCACTTATAATATCTAAACCAAATCGAGAGGAGTCCGAAAAGAATCCAAAAAATCCATCTCTATCAGGGAAGAGTGAAATACCTAGCTCATCTCTAATTGTCTGATTAATCTTCTTTATTATGCCGTCAGCAAGCTCTCTCCCTTTCCGCATAGCCTCACGCATAGCAAAAAGAATCGGACTCGGTATCAGACCTAAAATATTGAGATCAGAAACTAAGTCTAACATACAGCTAGGCACACCAAAGTTGGCTGCGATATCTGATATGTCTCCGCCACCACCTAGTACTGCTTTTGCGTCAAATCCCATTACGTTGCTCCTGCTCCTGGAAGGCCATCATTGTAGTCGTCAGCTTGTGGAGGCACTGGGATTATCTCAGGCGGCGGGAAGGAGATGAAGGGGATCTGCTGGCCACCGATGCCTACTGGTGGATTGATAGTGTTAACAGGAAGACCGTTAAGACTGTTTGCCAAAGCGTTATTACTAATTTCAACCGTGGCAGTATTTGTAATGGTCGTCCCCGAATCAATTTGAATGGGTCCTAACGACTTCATACTTATTCCCAATGCACTTTCCATATTGATAAGTCCCGCGCTTTGAATATTTATATTCCCAGGAGTCCCTAGCGATCCTGTCTGTGAGAATATATCTATGTTCCCAGTCTCACTATCTAAAACAAGCTTTGCATTGTTCGTAACTATATGTATCTTACTACTTAAACCAAGGGCTGCTAATATGATATCACGCCACCTTGTTTTGAGTCTTACATTGCCCGACTGAGGTGTAGTTCCGGCGGGCGCTTCAATTCTACCATCAGGGAGCGCATACGTCCCAAACATCCCCGTTGAGTTGTTCTCAATATTAATATCACCACCATCCTGAATCTTCATGGTAATATCAGCGTTTGTACACTTGTATTCGTGATTACCTCTAGTGACTATACTCAACGATCTAGCAGCGTACCCATCATTTAAAGTGGTACTATTCAAGAGAATATTGTCCCCTTCTTCGTTTTTCAGTTGAATACCGAGAGCGCCGACATTCACTTCGCAATCATTTTGAGCCTTAACCGTTACATCGTTTAGGATTTTATCCTTCGCATAGTTTCTAGTAATGTAAAGACCGGCTCCCACTGGATTTGTGAAAGCCTGTGTCACCGGCTTCCCTGGGATAGTGTCCCCATCTTCGCTTTGAGTGGGGTCACTGTATACTTTAGATTTGTTGTCGTTATCTCTAAGGGCTTGGAAGGTTGGATTATCCAACTCCTGACCAGGGGTAGACTTATCCTTAACAATTGTTGAGTGGTAGTAAAACTCGCTTTCGCCCTCTCTCTTCGGATTTTTATTATGGAATGCTAATATTTGAGTTTGTGGTTCGGGAATCCCTACAAAGCCTCCCATATTCACTCGATAATATGGAGATGTGTAGGTCACTGGCTTTTCAATTTCAGTACCCCCTATAACAAACTTTGCATAAAATTGCCCATCATGTTTGCCATTAGAATTGGAACTATCAGTAACTTCCCCTACTAGAATATCCATAATTTAAATTACCCTATTTAGCCCCCTGCTGAAAAGGATTCGTAGCCTGCTGGGCATATTTCTTTGTTTGTTTTTCGGCTTTGGCCGCATTTGCAGCGGCCTCTGCCGCTTCCTTCTTCTTCTTAAGCTCTTCGTCAATATCTTCCTGTGTGATATTAAAGAATTCCAGCAAGGAAATATCTCCACTTATTGTCCCAATCCCAGCGCCGTTGGGAATTAATTCAAACTCAGAGAAAGCCCCATCATGACTTATGCTGTGCTTATAGCTTATTATAGTGTAGGCTCCTGTAAAGAAAGCTGGGGCAGGGGTGTCTCTTAGTGAGGTAGAACCTATTACATTGTTAGAAAGTCCAAACAGGAAACAATCTCTACCGGGCTTCATTATGGTATTGAAGAAGGGAAGAGTCTTAAGTTGTACATTGATAATGTACTGACTCATATTCCTTAAAACGTCGGCATCAGCAGTACCCACCTTACCGGGTTCCACTGTTTTCTTAAACGTCGGCGGTGTTCCAGCCTTTAGTAAAACAAAGTCTAATAAACTCTTAACACTGGTGCCTCCAACATCGTCTTGATTATTATTTTCAGTAACAATAGACAGCACTAATTTCCTTGTATCACCTTCCTTTAGTTCTTTTAAGAATTCAGCAGGTTGTTTATCCCTCACTGTTGAATTAAAAGACTTTGCCATTTGATCTATAATCTTATTTAAACTTGGAGAGAAGATCTCATTATCACTGACCAATGAAGATGTCTGAACGTTTTCTTGAAGAAGCCGATAACCCGACTCGTGACCCGCATTCATTAACACAGCTTTGTAGGGACTGCTATCGAAGCTGATCGACTCAACATTCGCATTTGTAACATTGCTCATGAATATTAAAGGGTCAGTTAATTTCTGTAGCTCTAGATTCACCTCAGTGCCGTACGAATAAAAATTAGGCTTTTCACGGAACGATGAGGTTTTAAGACCATCAGACCTTACCCTCATATTATCTCTAAAGTCCTGAGCATACTCCTTCCATTTTACACTGAAGATACGAACTGCGTCTTTAAGGTTCTCAGCCTTTGCTGTGTAACCCACACTTGATTCCTTAAGGTTTGGTAATGGAGGTGCTCCAAGACCCGCTTTCGCACTATTAGTCCCTTTAACAACCTTCCGTCCCTTATAAAAATAAGGATTCAAAGTGTTTCGGAGTGGGACTTCAGTACCAATTTGAACCATCTCATAAAAAATTAAATCTTCTTTTAAATCTTCTTTAGGCTTATCAAAGAGACCAGGGTATACTAGGGCATTTATGATTCTTTGATTTCCAAAAATTATAACGGGAGAGTCTGAACTCCCTATCAACCCGTTCTGCTGTAAATCTCGTAAAATCCTATGATCGTTTTCTTCTATTAATGTAAAGTCACTTAGCGTTGTAAGATCACTACCCTTTTTAATTTCTTTGATCATATCATGCAAGGGCTGCAACACATTCAATTGAGAGTCATGAGACTTTGACGGGGAGGTATCCGTGCTCATGGTAAACCTTATCTTACCTCTATCACGAACTGGGGCAGCTACAGTGAAATCCTGATTGTTTCTGTAGGCGTCAGCAATTTTCTTATCTACGTAGCCAATTCTTAATTGCTCCTCTCCAGCCTTTATCTGTTTTTCTTCATCAATTTTTATTTCTTTTTTCTTATTACGTACCTCCTCTTGTTTTCTCTGTTTTTCCTTTTTAAGGGACTTTGCAAGATCGGAATTATTTTTTTGAATAATTTCTGATCTTCTAGAAGGAATTGGATCGAGTCTACCTGGAGATACAATTCTACCATCCGGGGTAATTCTATACTTATTCCTTATGTAACCTTCAAAGGTTCCACTTCCGTGGTCTCCTGCCTTGTACGCGGCTTTTACAATTTCAGAATCTGCTATAATTTTATAATCAATCTGATTAATCTCTTTCTCTTTCTGTTGAATAGATGCATTATTGTTTGCAATCTGTTTAGCCATTTTAGCTTTTGTCTTGTTAAGCTCTGAAAATTTCTCATCTCTCTGTTCTTTAGAAAGTTTAGAATTAGGTAGAATTGGACTGTCTACCTTAATCCCATACTTGGAGATCTTTGTCTGGTATTCCTCCTCGTCAGGTTTAAACTTATCGAGAAATCCCCAATCAGCATCTGTCAAGAATAAGACATTATCAAGAGGTAAGTTGAATCTTTCGGATAAGAATTTTTTAGCAATTCTCCTTACTCCAAAATTAGTTCCATTCCCTCCTACATCCAGACTTGGTTTTAAAGATACTGCATCTCTCGCAATCCTTCGAATGTCATCTTCACCCTCCGGTAATCGATCAAAGATGTCATTACTTGTAAAGTCTGCCTTCTCATCACCTGTCAATACACCATCAAAAATAGATCTTATTTGTGCGTACTCAGTATCGTTAAATATTTTGTTTGTAAAGACCGCTTGACCCTCCACTGTAGGGGAGAACATTAGCTCAAGCTGCCTAACGTTATCGGAGGTGGAAGTTATATTCGCATCTATAAGCTCTACCACGTATGGCCCAGACCACTCCCTAACATCGTCCCCCATACCAAAAGAAATGTAGAAGGTAGGCTTAATGTTTGAAGCAAAGTCAACTACCGCCCCTACTCCCTTAAGAGACTTTTCAATTTTAGCTCTTAACTTTATAAGCTCCTCTAAACCTTTTTTAGAAACCTGAAAATACTCTAGGAGTTCTGTAGTCTCAATAAGTTTTAAGACTGCATACTTTTGAGCTTGAGCTTTTGGGAAGTCGATATCAAAACTTACAAAGTTATTATTCCTCATAGGAGAAACAATTAAAGTTTCTGTTTTCTCAGAGTCAGAAAGCCTTTCAAAAAGATCTGATAAGCTAGATCGACCTAACCTATCGTAAAAGAGTTTTTGAGTCACAATTGGATTTTTAGTGACAACAATGTTGTACGTAGGGTTAGGACGCTGAAGTCTAAAGTCCTCCGGGCGGTCGGCTGTAACTACTACTGTACTGGTCATATCGCAAGTATCCTAATTCGATCACCTACGTTAAGTTGTTGAAACGGATCAGATATGTTGTTTGTCCAACAAACAAGCCAGTCTAATTCAGGACTCTCATAAAACAGGTCTGCAATTTTATCTGCCCTATGCTCAAACCCTGGAGGTATCACACCGACCCTAGCAGGAAGTTTTTGAAGTTCATCCATGGAGATCTTAAAACTTTGTGAGCCACAGGATGTAATCACGGTTTTATTTTTATGATCTACGGCTTGATACCCTAGTGATAAATGATTCTTGTATATCAAAGCAGTTGCCCCTTCCTAGCTTGTGTAGATAAAGTATCTCTGTCGTCATTATCCCCGCCAAGTATTTCACCGTTGTAAGGATCGATATTATTCGTTTCTATCACTGATTCCCAACCCGTAAGGTTATCTCCGTCAAAGGTATCGCCAGCTTTAAACTCTCCAAAGTTCCCAGCACGAGTTTCTACTAAGTCTAAGCTTATAGTAACTCTTTTTGGAGTCACCGTTTGAACATCATACCCTGCATCATTTTCAATATTTATATTATAGGACCTAAGAAGACATGGAACATTGTTGTACATAGTGCCATGAGATAATCGAAGAATGGGAGGCCCATACACGGGGTTTCTAGAATTATTTAAAACTGAGCCTCTGATTAAATTTACGTAGAATATAAACAAGTTTAATACTTTGTTTACCCTCGCTACGCTGTCGCTACTGCTTTCTAATCCCAACCAATCGTTTAACCCACCTAATGAGATAGCCTGGAGATCATCAGAGAGATTAGCCTGTGTCAATTGTCCAATTAATCCTCTGTAATACTTCCTGTGTATATCAGCGTGATCTTGGTCCGTGGATTCCAAGTTAGGAATCCTATCAGATACATTTAAACCCTCAGAGAATGAGTTACTCATGGATTCTTCTATAGCGTCTGCGGCTGCTATGGTTGCACCCAAAGAATTTCCAGCAAATGTGTCTTCTAGTTCATTACGGAAAGCCTCCGATCCTGCTTCATTAGCTAAATTGAAAGCATTTTGAGCAGCACTTCTTTCAGAGAAGAAAACTCTGAAAAGTTGTTTGAACCTTCCGTCAAGCTCCTCTTCCATCTCCATCAAGTGAGCGAGCGTTATTTGAAAGCTCACAGACAGAGACCTTGATTCTGCTCCTCCATACGAAAAGAGTTGACCTGCCCGTCCAACTAGGTTATAACTGTTTAAGTTAGCTTTTCCTTTCTCAGAAATGCTTGGATTCTCAAGAAAGGGGATGAAAGTTCTAATGACTCTCCCCTTTGCTTGTGGAAACTCAATTGCTAAGTGAGATCTCTGAGCTAGCTTCCTAGGATTCTTTCGAAGCTTACCATCGAAACCACCTCCGAGCTTCGGTGTTTTAGGAATGAATAAAACCATTTATGGACCTCTCCTTGTTGCCGAGAGGTTTGATCCTGTGGGAGCGTTTCTAGCAGTTTTCTCAACCGCTGTCTTGATAGCTTCAAACAGAGACTTCATTTCAGGGTCTGTCATGAAAGAACCCCCTCTCGATCTTATGTATCCTGCTAAGAAGTCGAGCCTACTCATATCTCTAGCAGCTTCTTCTGCTCGTCTTCTCTGTCGCTCTTCATCGGCTGCTCTACGTTGTGCGGCTAACTCTTCAGCACTCTTCCCTGTGTTAGATGCAATTAAGCCTAGAACTGCACCTATACCACCACCCACCAAAGTTCCAACTCCAGGGATAAAGCTTCCTGCCATGGCTCCATACTGCATTCCCTGAATGGCTCCCCCGGTATCAACACCGCCAATGCTGGGAGGGAGGACTGAACCCAATAAAGCACCGGCACCGACCGCAGCACCCGTGCCACCCACGCCTCTCTTTATATAATTTCTAAATCTTGCATTTGGGGTTGATCCCAGAGACATATATTCACGGGTCATGGGGTTTCCCCTTCTAGTAGGTTCAAATAGTGAGTCAAACTCTTCTCTGGGGGTCATCCTCCGTCTCCTACGAGATCCTCCAAGTAAAGAACCGGCGACGCCGCCAGCCATGACGGCCTGCTGCATAAAGAATAAAAGGTTAGTGTTGATTGAACCCAACTGCCCTAACATACCCATGGCAGTGTTATCGTAGAAGTTTTGTGCTCTCTTATTAATATTCTCGATGCTGTTGTAGGTTTCGTCTGTTGTCTTCTTTAACTCATCCTGCACTTTGAAATCTTGCCTTGCAATTTCAGCCAAGTTAAGCAGTTCAGTAGTCTGAGTTTTGCTGAGTCCAAGAGTTTGTGACAGGATGTCCAAACCAAACCTACCACCTCCAAGTTGATCTCTTCTCGCCTCCAACTGATCTAAGATTGGTAAGACTTGTTGAAGAGTCAATCTACCACCACCGGCAAGAGTTTGACGGGCTCCGGTTGCTCCTAGCAACTGAGCAGTCCTCTCAGTCTCTAAACCTCCTACAAGAATCCTGTTGAGAGTTGCAAGAGCACTAGTGATATCTGTTCCTCCAGCACGACCTACAAGCTGCTGTGCGACCTCACCCAAAGAGTCTACAGCATTAGAGCCAAAGAACGATGCGGTCTGCAAGGTATCTCTTAAAGAATTTAAGGTGTTTATGAGCTTGTCGTTACTAACACCGTAAGCATCACTTACCTCTTTATTCACTCTTGCAGCGTTATCAAGAGACTGTATGTTGTTACCTGTGAATAATACTAGATCAGAATTAAGCTTATTTAAGGCAGTAACATCCTGGCCGGTCGCAACTATTTCGGTTGTAAGGTTGTCTAGTGCATCCGTTTGAACCCTAACACCTCGACCAAAGCCATCGATAACTGCGAGCCTAAGCTCGTTGAGACTAGTTAAATTCCTTGAAAGAAGATTACTATTTTTCTCTACAGACTTAGATAACTTTTCATTTGTGACACCGACCTTAAGAGCAGCGACATTGGTCTTATCTAATCGGTTTATGGATTCACTAAGTCGAGTGAGAGGATTTACAAAATTTTGTAAATTTGAATTTAACCTAATAATTGACCTGTTTAAATTTGTGGCCAATCTATTCTGGGTATCGAGGAGTTCGTTCCGTACGTCTTCTCTTGATGTCATTTCTCTACATTAACCTTAAGTATATTTCTAATCTTAGCCACGTTGAAGGTTCTAAAGTTCCTCTTACCCAGGAAAGCTCCAATTATTTCTCGGGAATTGTAGTTACAAGCAGTCTCATTCTTGTATAGATTATTTACCATCAAAGAAAACATTGCCTCAGATAATGTCCCTGCCTGCACAAAATTAAGCAGTGTATTGTTCCTTGAGGAAAGAAACATCCCGTCCGAAGTCCTCCTCGACGAAACTACTAAACCATACCTTAGTGAGCCTGCATAAGTAAGCTGGACAATATCTCCTGGCTTTAGGCCCAGGTAGGATGTTTCAGTCAACGTATAATCAAAGTCCTCTAGATTCTGAATCAGAGTTGCATCTATCTCTCGTTCCATTGTAATAATTTAGTAAATATCAAATATTTAGTGTTTTTCGAGGATGGGGATCCCCTATAACTATTTATAAGATATGAATACGTTAGAAGAGGATTTAGTTGAAACCATTGATCTACTGAACTTTACTTTCTCTAGTGATTTTGTGGATAAATGGAGCTTTAAATATGGTAAAAGATTACCTAGTCTTTACCAGCTAAGACTCTTGAAATCGCTTGACACACGAAAGCCTTTAAAGATACAAACTGTGTATAAGTTCTTAGTCGTTGACTCTGGCTTTAACGAAGAAGTTATAATATCTTTCCTGAATGATATTGACTACGAGATCTACTTCCCTATAATTAAGGGAAAAATCAAAGACCTATGAAAAATCTAGAAGACCAAATTGTCAACGCCCACTTCAGAGCAGATCAGATTAAAAAATACAACTCTGATCCAGGTGAGGACTGGGAAGAGATAGGTCTCTTCGGAAAGATTATTTACGGATTTGTAATCTACGGAGTCATCAAGACTTTTGTGCTTTTTTAAGTTCTTTCTGCTCATCGATCCGCTGGCAGACAACCGACTCTGAGTTGAACTTAGGACAAGCATCCTTGTATTCGCACCAGTCGCAGAAGATATTCTCCTGAGCCCAGAACTCATCCTTCTTCTTCTTGCGAATGCGCCACACCTTTTCAATCTGCTGCTTCTTCCAGCGATCGATCTGGAACTTACTAAACTTCACAGCAACGAAGTTACCAGTCACTGGGTAGTAATGAGCGCAGTAAATCTTGTTGTAGGGAACGTCATAAAGCTTGTGAATTGCCCACGCATAACCTTTTAGTTGGTTGTCATCCATCAGAGTCTTTTTCTTCTTCTCCCTCTTGGATGTCTTGTAGTCGATAACAAGATAACCCCCATCATTCCCCTTGATTACACGGTCAATGACACCGACAAAATTGATGTCGTGCTTCTCATCCATCGGAACGTTTACAACCTGCTCGGTGGACATAGTCTCACCTAGGCCTTGATTCCAAATAATGAAGTTTTCTAAGCAGGACTTCATCCTTTCATTCTCATGGAAGGGGACCTTGTAGGTCGCACGTTCCTGCTCCGCAATCTTCAACAAGGACTTGATGTCCTTCTCTTTGTAGCCCAGTTCAAATATCTTGTGAATAAAAGACCCGAAGTTCAAAGCATCCTCATTCTTCGAGCCGAATCCCGGCAGCTTCAAGATGTATTTCAGTCTGTATTTCCACAGGCACTGGTCTATGATGTCACTCTTAGAGGCACTAATACTATTTATGAACATGGGCTCTGATTCCTTCATTAGAAAATACTGTCTGGATAAGTTCCAGTCTAATTATAGACTTCAGAGTGACGATACAGAACTAGTAGTTCCATCTATCTTTGTGGATAATGACTACAAGCGTCACATGTCCATCAACACAGAAACTGGTCTGTGGAGGTGCTTCAAGACTGGCGAGGTAGGTAACTTCCTTAAGCTATACGCCATCTTGGAGAAGTGCAGTTACCGAGAGGCTTACGAGAAGTTTGTCTTCGAGGACTTCATGGCAGGCTACAAGGGTCGTCGCCCCCTCGAAGAGTTCGATCCTAATCAAATTGATTCCGACCTCGATGAGGTTGAGAACTTCAAGGTTGTGGAGGATCATCCATTTGCTCAGTCTCGTGGTGTGGGTAATTTTAAGTTTTATGTAGCAACGGACGGTAAGTATAAGGGTAGGTTGATTATCCCATTCACTAACCGCAATGGGAAGCTCTTCTACTTCCAGGCCCGTGCTCTTGGCGATGAGCAACCCAAGTATCTTAACTGCAAGAACCTGAAGAGTTCTCAGGTCCTATACCCCTTCGATTATGGCTCTCAGGAGCCTCTATACATTACTGAGGGCGTCTTTGACTGCCTTAGCCTACAGGCGGTAGGGTTAAACGCTACGACGACTCTAAGCTGCTTTACGAGCCGTGAGCAGATGCTTCAACTCAGCCAATACGCCGGTCCTCTCGTGTGTGCCTTTGATAGCGATGGTCCTGGCATCACAGGTCGCAAGAAGTTCATGAATCTCGCTCACTGGATTCGCAGGGATGACTTGTATACTGTCGTGCCTCCTGAACCCTTCAAAGACTGGAATGAGATCCTTATCAAGAAGGGTGGGGACTTTCTTAAGTCGGAGGCTGAGAAGACTGGCAAGCTAGATGAACTTCACCTAACCTACCTAGCGTATGATAAAGGCCATATCATTTGATATGATGGTCTGATTCAAGGCATTAAACTTGAGTCTAGCAACATAGGTGCCTGTCATCGATCCTAAAGTACCATCCAAAAGCTTGGGGTGGGTCTTAAGGGAATCAGTGTCAAAAGTAAAGACCACCGTATCCTCTGAGGTAGTATCGACTAAACCGGATGTCGCAGAGTATCCTGAAACCTCAACTCTAGCATCCAGGTTACGATCTTGATTCTTTTTGAAAATCTCAATCATTGGATCAGTCACTAAAGACTGCTTGAAGAGGTTTACAATGCTGCGATCGATATTTGCATTCTCAAGAGTGAACTCATTAGTAAACTTAAGATCTGTCTTCGATCCTAAAACCAAGTAATTGTTCTCCAATCTCGTAGCCACACGGAACAGTAAAGGCTCGGTGACTCCGAAGAATCTATCCTCAGTTAAGGTGAACTCGTTTACAATTGTATCGAGATCAGAGCCTGCAACCCTCTTCACCGTCCAAACATCAATATAATCCCCTGTGGAGGAAACTCGATTATTTATAGTGTTAGTCCCTGAGAGATTAAATATACCATTTGGGACTACGGCTGGAGCATTTAACACACAGGCATACTTCCCGGTGTCCAATTTGTAAATACCTGACGAGTCTGAGTTGGCTCTGTAATACGTGGAATTAAAAGCATCGTCCGTCGTCAGGGCAGCACTGTTGGAAAAGTGCATGAGGACACTGGCGCTGACACTGTTTTTAATTTCACCGTCCGAAGTTATCACGGAGCTAGGGCTTTGATTATCCGAAGCAGCAAAAATAGAAACCCCACTAATCGAGTGTGGGTCCGTGTATTGCCCGTCGTTTATGAAATACAGCAAAAGAGCGGTCGGACCCAGAACTGTAGGTCTTTCGTGTCGTGTTGTAACTTCGTTTCCGTTAATTTTCATGCTAACTCTCCAGCTTCTTTATCTCTTCGGTGTAAAAACTAATGAAAGACAACCTTTCTTTCTGATTCATGGCTTTTACGTCCGAGTATGACAAGCCTACCTTATTTACTAATATATACGCTTGATAAAGAAGATCCTCTGAGGATAAACTGTTAGTTAGCTCACTGAAAAAAAACTGACATCCATCGGGATTGCCATTGTCTCCGTGTGGGTGCATTCAGGGCATTCGAAGATGAACCTGGGGTTTACGCCATATTCGGCCTTGTTGATCTCGCTCACAAGCTTCTTGATGTCCATAATATGCATACGCTTCAGAGCCTTCGAAATAAATACCGGATCAATATTCCCGTCTATGGAGACCACAAACCTGTAGAGATTTTGATATACGCTCTCAGAGTCCTTCAAGAAGACCTCCTCACGACTCCGAGGGAATCGGACCTGAGCCTTGACCTTGAGCTTAGGAAGTTCAATCTCACGAGGGTCTTCGAAATCTTCAGGAACCTGAGTCATGTTTAAGTGCTCTGAAAGTGTTAAAGATGTCTTGATCTCAGAACCACATCCTGGGCAAGTAATATTGAACTCGTAATTATCACCGTAGGAAACCTCCCGCACCTTCATTAAGAGATACATTTTATCCATAGCCAGAAGGTCGTCTACGTTTACCCCTTTTATGGATTTATCAAGAAGTTTGGAAACAATATCGACGTTACCATCTTTGGAGTTAAGTATCTTCTGCTCATCTAAAAAGGTAAGAGCATCAACCTCAACTCCCTGAAACCCCTCATAAAATTTACCCCTTGAGGGTAGCTCAGTAATAGATATCCCATCCTCCTGGGTTTCTCCAAATAGGCTATTTAAAGCGTCCTCTCTTGGGTCTCCTGCGTTCCCTACGATTTGTTTATTTTTACTCATATTACACCTTTAATGCTATAATTACTATTATAGTATATGCGAATAGTAGTAGGTAACTTAACGTCCACGTTAGAAACCGACAATCCAAAGATAATTTCGGCACTAAAGGAGAAATACTCTTTCCCTGTCCCTGGGCACGAATACTCGCAAGCTTACAAAAAGAGGCGTTGGGACGGAAAGAAGCGTTATTTTACAGCTAACGGAAAGTTTAGGACTGGCCTTCTCAGACGCATTGTAGCCGACCTGAAAGAGATAGGGGTTACAGATATTGAGTGGGGGAACAGACTCGAAGAGCAAGAGCCTTATATCCCCTCAGTCGGTAATTTTGAATATCGTGAATATCAAGAGAAAGCAATATACCAATGCCTTAAGAAGCGTCGATCTATCGTGGACAGTCCTACCGGGTCAGGTAAGACTCTGATTATGGCTGGATGTATAGCAGCTTTACAGCACGAAAAAGATATCACGGCAGTTGTGCTTTTTAGAGAGAAAGGCATCCTAAACCAAACTTACGAGTTTTTTAAGAAGTGTGGTATTCGAGACCTTGGTTATAACTCGGGAGAAGGTTATGTTCCTGGTAAGGTGATGTTATCCACAGTTCAAAGTATTGAGCGTATAATTGACACGCACCTACACGAAACAGAACTCCTTATGGTTGACGAGGCCCACCAGTTCTGTAAGGGTGAGACGACCATAGCAGCCATTGAGAGCTTCCCTAACGCCTCCTACAGGCTTGCATTTACTGCTACCCCTCCAAGGGAGAAGGCAAAGGATATCAACGCCAGGATGGTTCTAGAGGGCGCTTTCGGCCCTGTCTACACCACCCGCACAGCAGAAGATCTAATCAAGGATGGAGCACTCGCCAAACCAATTATTCAGGTCGTGGATAACACGCCCGTATCGTCTGTGGAAAACGGATTATCCTATCTTGATATTTACGACCAATACGTGGTAAACTGTGACAGGCGTAACGACAAGATTAAGACAATTGTATCAAAGATATACCAGTCTAACCCTAAGGCGAAGATTCTAATTCTCGTGAAGAACTTGCAGCACATTGAGAACTTACAAGAAAGGGTTGATAATTGTTACACTATCGAGGGTAAGGATGATATCGATAGTAGATACGATATCATCAACAAGTTTGTAAAGGACGATAAAGCTGCTACAATCATCGGCACAAACGTTATGCAGACTGGTATCAGCATTGATGAGATTACTCACATGATCAACGCTAGAGGTTTATCAGGTGAGGTTCCAACCTTACAGGGATTAGGGAGAGGTATTCGTAAAGCAGACGGTAAGGATAAGATGTATTTCTACGACTTCTATGATCGCATACCTTATCTGGAAAACCACTCAAAGCAAAGAATACAACACTATAAGAGACTAAAGTTCGAGGTGCACAATGTCCGATTCTGAGATTATTACGAAAGAAGCACAAGTTGATACAATCAACAAGGTTACGAAAGATCAGCAAAATATGATCGATAGCTGCATTGATGTTCTTAAAGCCATCAAAGACGAGAAGAAGATAAACGAGAACACCCTTAGAAATCTGACAAGCGTAATGAGAGAATTAGATTCTCTTCGTGAATTGTTCTACACTCGCCTGTTCAACTCGCTTAAGCGTGGTGATATGCTCTTAGGCTAACTTCACAATCCTAAGGAACGTTCCGTTAATAAGTAATACAGCAGTTCCATCAGCGTCACCTTCTGCTTGAAACCTGAGCTTATCATTCTGATTAAGGCTAAGTAGTAAACTTAAAGTGGTGCCACCTGTATTTTGATCGGTATCTCTCGCAGCGTAGTTACTGTTTTGAAGTCTATTATACGCCGTGAAAGCTGGAGAATCGCCCGTAGCGTCATAATACTCTGCCTTCACAAACAATTCGACTCGGTTATCAGCATTGCATCGAGCAGTGCAATCAATCATGTAATCTCCAGCCTCACCGAATGTAATCTCGGTATCCCCAGTTCCCCCAAGAGTGATGACGCCTCCACTATCAGAGACTGACAACGCATTTGCAACATCAAACTCCCACCCTAGATATACCTGAGTGTTTGCAATGCTGTCTGTCTTAGTCCCAACAGCAAAGAGACGATTATGCTGAGTGTTATTAACCCCATCTACGTAGGTCTTATTTGCTATATGGTTTCCCGTAGTAGGGGCTGTTGTTATAGACCCGTTTACAAGATCGATATCATTGGCGGATACGTTGGTAGCACTACCACTCTCGATCAGATTCCTACCATCAGTGCTTAAGGTAAGGGTATCGGTTGATGATGCATCTGTTCCTGAGAAAAATAATAGTGTATTTGCAGTTATGTCGCCATCACCCGTCTTCCCAGGAGGAACAGATGGCACATTTTTTATAACAGTTGTACCATTCGCTCCTTGAGATGATTGTATGTTACCAACGAGTGACTTGACCGATTGATTTTGCCAATAACCTGCGGCATCACCCTGCCAAATTAAGGCTTGACCATCAGTTGGTGTATCACCACTATACTGAGCATCACTTAGATCCGCTAACGTCTTATCCTCAACCCTAACACTAGCCTCTTGCATTATGGTCGGAATGCCTGTTAACATGGGTCTTGGATCTGTTCCACTAAAGTAGACAAGGCTCCCTGAGACACCTGAAACACTCGATGCAGCGGACACGTCATTGGAGATCATAACCGAGTTGTCGCTCACGTTTGCTAGAACAGCCTTATCTTGATCTATTATGGTATCATCAATTGTGAGCTTGTGACCAGTTCCAGTAAGATCGATATTACCGTCAACCGTTAAATTACCATCTGTATCAACTTTTGTTGTAGTTGTACCTAGCTGTGTCTCACCTTGGAAAACATTGGTTTGTGTGAATGTATTACCAGAACCTTTAGCTGCATAAGCTGTTAAGTCACCATCAACAACAATGTTTTTATCAGCTATCCCCTCATCGAATAGGGTGCCGGATGCAACCTTGCCCGTGAAACCACCTGAGCCTCTAGAAACTAACACCTCACCATCGCTACTTGATTGATTTTTTGCAACATAAGCTGTTAAATCACCATCAACAACAATGTTTTGATCAGCTATTGCGTTTGTAATCAGTGTTGCAGAAGCTAACGAAGTTGCAAAAGCTGTCTCACCCTCCTTAACGACCAGGATATCTCCTGCGGTTCCGGTAGGCAACGGCGGTGGGACTTTATTAGGTAATGACGATGGGCACCAGTTAGACCCATTCCAGGCTAGCACCGCATTAGTGGCAGGGCTATCACTACAAACATTGGATAAGGCACTTAGGTCACAGCTATTAAGATCTCCGCATGAGAAACTACCGCCCCCACCAGCAGGGAACTGGATACTTGACCCGCACCACTCAGTCCCAGTCCAGGCAAGAACCTGATGATTTGACGGTTGCGTATTGCAAACGTCACCATTATCGCTTAAGTTGAGTATGACCTCAACAAGACCCGATGGGATTAGTGTGTTGTCATTGAAACCGAGAACAAGCGGTCTCTTATTGTAACCCATTTAAATCTCCTTACGTCTTGTATTGCTCAGGGTCTTCTTTTTCCTCTTCGTCCTCTTCATCATCGTCGGGCTTGATATCCGACAAGAGGTCTTCAAGCTTAGAGAGAAGCGATGTTAAATCATCCTGATCCATCTCGTCTTCTTTCTCGCCTTCTTTCTCGTCTTCTTCTGACTCCTGCTCCTCAGGCTTGGCGGTGTCTTCCTCTTCCTCTTCCTCTTTCTCGTCCCTTACTTCTTCCGCAGCCTCTTCAGCATCCATATTGGGCTTACCCATTGGAACTTCAGCGCCACTATCTAGCTCATCAGGAGTGCCCAATGGATCCTCACTGTCTGTCTCCTCCGCGCCCTCAGCAGCCTCTTCGTCAGCCTCGTCTTTTAACTCTTCGGCTGCGTTTTCAACAGCGGGAACAAGCATCTTCAGCACTTGGCCGATCTTACCAAGATCATCAGCGACCTTAGTGAAGTCCATGTAATCCATGAGGCTCGCCTCATTTAATGTCTCGCCGTGACCCGCATCCTGGAAAAGCTCTTCGAGGAAAACAGCGAGGTCGATGGCTTCTGCGCCATTTTTAGTTGTAAGCGAGTTTACAAACTCAGAAAGAGTTTTCTCAATGATTGAGCCAGTGGAAGCGTGCTTGGCAATTTGAGTGATGATCTCACTCTCGGTAAGAGCCAACGTCTTGAAAGTCGGAACCTCATCAAGCTTACGGACATCGATACCATACTTCTCGTTAAGAACGTCAAGGACATACTGCTTGACAGGCTTCTTCATCTCGTAAATGATGCCAGCGAACTTATTCAGATCTTTCTGGGTTACCTTTACCTCATTCATGGAGAGTGTGTTGCTGAGTAAGCTATTGATCTGCTTCCGAGTAGCCAGGGCTAAGTAAGGAGCGTCCGAGATAACCTGAGCAACTTGATGCGTAACATTATCAGTGTCACTCTCAAAGATCATGGAAGCCAGATCCTGAACACTGTCAGTGTTTACCCAAATGTTTTCAAAGTTTTGCTTCGCCTCTAAAAGTTCTTTCTGGATAAGCTCTTTTCTGCAAAGATGCTCGTAAAGGTTAGTCTTTCCAATAAACTTAACTTCAACTTCACCAGCCTCTTGAATCTGGTCGATAGTTCTCTTTGGCAGATCAAAGCTAGTCGAGACGAGGTTGATAAGCTTCATCCCAGTCTTCATCCCGGTGGATTGCAACAACTCCTCGTTCTCCTTGAGGAAAGTTACCAGTTGATCTCTGATTTCATTAACACGCTGAAACTCGTTAGACGAGATAATCTTCGTGGACTCACCAAATCTTTCTGTCTTTTCTTGAATTCTATCTTTGATTCTTTCGTAAGTAAGCTTAGTCTCGTACATCGACAGAATCTTGTCAAACGAACCTTCAGCAGTTTGATAGTCATCTTCCATCAAGTTGGAGAGGACGTTCATCACTCTTTTATCAGTGGCTTCCTCAAATGCTTTCTGATTCTCAAGAATATCAGCATCCTCAACAACAATCTTAGAAAGTTTTAAGGTTGGCTTAAAGGAATACTTACCGCTAACTACCGACCCATTCTCGGTCAGGTATGTTGCAACACCATCTTCAACAGAGAACAATTCAACGTTCTCTCTCAAAGTACGAGCTAAGTAATCACCAATCTTGATAAGGTTACTGAACTCTTTTCCACGATTTTCAATCAGATTCGTTAACATATTAAATACACTTGTTACAAAATTATTTAGAGCCGTCTTTAGGCGTTATTTTATTAAAATGCTCTTTCGCACCCATATCTTCCAGAAGCTTAATAAGCTCATCATCACAACCCGATTCGATAGCTAATGCCTTCATAGAGTTATAGTCCAAGGATTCAGCCGCTGTTGGAGGCACATTTTCAGCCGATTCCATGGGTTCACCTGGAGGAACGCCCAAAGGAGCCCCACCTGGAGGAGGCATACCACCCATCGCTGCGCCGAATACGGGGTCTTTCTGATCCTCCTCAAGACCTTTCTTAGCCTCCTCAATCTCATTGTCAGACATCTGGTAGTAGTCCTTGTAGATCTTCTCTATCGGGAAAATACCAAGACCTTTCACTGCCTGAACCACTCTTGCCTTCTGCTCATCGGTATCAAGCATTCTCTTGAGAGCCATATCCGAGGGAGCAGGTAGTTTAATTTTAAGTTTATCAATAAGACTTGTTGGGAAACCCTTGAGCATCAAGTGTCTCTTAGCAATAGTCTCTAAGCCAAGCTCAATCGACTTTTGGATTCTGGTGATAACTCTGGCAAACTTAACATCAAGTTGCGACAGGTTGGCCTTACGCTCAGGCGATTGATCTTTCTCGACAATGTAATCCTTCGGAATCTTGAGAGCAGCAAGCAGCTTATCTCTGAAGTATTTAACATCGTCAACCTCACCAAGATTCTCAGCACCCGGCAGCGTATCAATCTTTGTGCCAGTGCCCTTACCGTTAACAGCGATGTAGAAGTCCTCATCAGCAGCAAGAGCATTGAAGTTCTCTTCAATGTTACCCGTTTGCGAGTTGTAGCTCTTACGCTTCTTAAACTTATCCATCTGCTTCTTAATGTGCATCTCAGCCTTAGAAGCAGGTAACGAACCAGTATCAATGTAGAATATACGACGCTCAGGCGCTCTCACCAGACGGTAGATGAGCATCGCATCTTCCATCATCTTAAGACTCTTGTATGTCACCCTAGCAGCCGCTGCAACCGACTTACCGTAAGGGTAGTGAGTCGGATCAGAGGTGTGCAGTCTAAAGTGGACAATCTGACCTGGATCGAGATTAATCATCTTAGCCTCATCCAGGTAGGGGCCGACCGATCCGTAAGTAGTCCAGTCGTTCTTTTGTGGTACTTCTTGAAGGAATTGTTTTAAGTAACCAAACTCGTCCTCAACGCGGAAGATAAAGTTAGGGTTGAGGATCTTAATTCGCTGAATACCACGCTTGATGTTGTTAAGATCAACAATCGTCTCAAGGAAGATGTCACCATACTTAACAACGTTTCTGGAGATGTCCCACAGGTAACGAATCATGTTTGTCTGATCAAACATGTATTCGACCTCATTCTTGGTCATCTCATCATCAGTTACAATATTCCAGGGAGTTCCATCGATATTTTCCTGAGTACAATCATCGCTGTAAATATCAAATGCAGAGGAAATCTCAGGATACCCATCCATATCCTCGTATTCTTTATACCTTCTTTTGCGGTCAAACTCGATCTGAGGCATGACCGGGTAGTAGGAAGTTTTATGTCCGAACTCTGAAGGTACTTTAATAACTTCTTTAGATTGGACAGTGTCGCCCTGAAGAGGTTTAGGTAGGTCTACGACCCTCTTGGTCATAGGGTCCTGATACATGTTTTTCTGGTGATCCTCTACCTCCCTCGAAAAGAACTTTTTAAAGAATCGACCAATCAGACCATAAGGTTTATTATAAGGTTGTTGTGGGTCAGCGAACTGCGTATATCCCTCACCGCCTTCTCTTAATTTCTTATCAACCATTCAATGTTCTCTTGGGTTAATTCATCCGCAGATGTCTTCAATTTATATGTATGAGCGTTACGGATGGCTGGTGGCATATAAGTGTCATCTTCCGACTTTTCTATGAAGGAATTTCCTCTTAAGTTATTAAAAATCTTAATTGCAGCGGCAAAGGACATAATTAAATCGTCATGACAGTTAGTATCAGGCTTAATCCGACCAGTATCCGAGTCAATAATGAATGTTAAAAGCTCATTAACCAGCCTGTCAGAGTTAATTAAAACTTTACCTGACCTAATATTGTGCTCAAGGTCGGCTAATAAATTCTCCTTATTTTTCTGGGTAATCATAATTCCGATCTCTCGCTTGTCGTCCATCACCAAATTCTCGTACTCAAGTTCCTGCTGAAGGAAGTAAATTAGGTTGTTACCGATGCCATTTCTTTCGGGACACACAAACGCAGTGTTGTAAAGCCTAGCCTCATCTGCTATGATCTTGGCGAATTCGTTGATTGGTGTCCTGTTGGAGTAAAACTCGGCAACCTGTTTACCATTATAGATGTCAATGATATGGAAGGCTGAGTAATCTCGCTCACGACCAATTGAAGGGTCGGCAGCAAGAACATATTCATGGTTCGGCTGAGGATCCTCCCATACACGCATTCTATTGTTGTACTTGATCCAGTAGTCCTGACTACAGTTTTCTTTCAAGTTGCGTAAGATCTCACCTTCGATATAAGTTTCACCAGTGCCTAAAAAGCTGGCCTCGTATTCTTGTAACCACTCTTTGTAACTGTGCTTACGTCTGGTTTGCTCCTCCCACTTATCAACAATAATCGGGGGATTGCAGGCTTCCATCTGTTCGTACAACCAATCAAACCCTTTTTGTCTCTTGTACTCAGGATGCTCTTGCCATTTGATATCAATTGGGTGAAATCCATTGTCACCCTCCATAGCCTGAGTATACATTTTGTGAAACCAGTTACCAATACCGTTGACCGTAGAGAGGCACACTACACGGCCACCAGTAGAAGTAGTTGGACCCACAGCAGCCCAAATAGTATCAATGTGCTCAATAAATGCAGCTTCATCTAGGATGAGCAAAGAAGCTGAGATAGAACGACCCGACTGCTTACCCGAAGCCTTAGACTGGATGGAGGAACCATTCTCAAAAGAAAGTGTGTGATCG